TATGTCTTCTTATGCGTTTCGTCAGGAATTTATGGCGTCGTTTGAAGCCCGTGGTTCAGAGATGTTTAAGGAAGACTGGGTACGCTTTAGTCAGGATGAGCCGGAAATAGGTGATTACTACATTGCAGTTGACTTGGCGGGATTTGAAGAAGTTAACAAGAAGAGAACAAAGAATACTAAACTTGACGACACAGCGATTGCCGTGGTTAAGGTCAATGAGCATGGTTGGTTTGTTGACAATATCATACATGGCAGATGGTCACTTGACGAAACAGCAGCTAAGATATTTCAGGCCGTTAGAGATTATCGTCCCGTGTCGGTGGGAATCGAAAGAGGTATTGCAAAGCAAGCCGTTATGTCGCCTCTGATGGACCTACAGAAACGTTACGGAAACTTTTTTAGAGTTGAAGAGTTAACACACGGTAACAAGAAGAAGACCGACAGGGTAATGTGGGCGTTGCAGGGACGCTTTGAAAATGGGTACATTACTCTGAACAAGGGAGAGTGGAATAGTCGTTTTCTAGACCAGCTCTTTCAGTTTCCTGACCCTTTGACCCATGATGACTTGGTGGACGCACTAGCGTACATTGACCAATTGGCTAACGTAGCATATGACTATGACTACGAAATAGAAGACCATGATATTTTAGACGTGGTAGCAGGATACTAATATGGCAGAATTTTACGAACAAGATCCACTTTTAGTTGAAGAAACGATTGAAGACTGGGTCATAACCAAATGTGAGGACTGGCGTGACTATTACGAGTCAAATTATGAAGGAAGGTTTGAAGAGTATTATAGACTCTGGCGTGGTATATGGGATCCTGCAGACAGTGACCGTAAGTCTGAGCGTTCCCGTATTATTTCTCCTGCACTTCAGCAAGCTGTCGAGTCTAATGTTGCTGAGTTAGAAGAAGCTACGTTTGGTCGTGGTAAGTGGTTTGATGTTAGTGACAACTTAGGTGATACGCAAAAGGAAGATGTACTGTTCCTGCGTAACAAACTGACCGAAGACTTTGAAAACTGCATGGTACGTAAGTCTGTTGCGGAATGTCTTATCAATGCTGCTGTGTTTGGTACAGGTGTTGGTGAGATTGTTATTGAAGAAATGAAAGAGATGGCCCCTGCTACGCAACCTGTTATGGGTGGTGATTTGCAAGCAGTAGGCGTAAACATTACTGACCGTGTTGTTGTTAAGCTTAAGCCTGTACTGCCTCAGAACTTCTTGATTGATCCTGTAGCTACGTCCGTAGATGACGCTATGGGTGTGGCTGTAGATGAGTTTGTAAGCAAGCACCATGTAGAACTATTACAAGAACAAGGCGTCTATCGTGACGTGTACGTTGGTTCTGCTGCTCCTGACACTGACCTTGAGCCTGACCAAGACATAACAATTTACAACGATGACAAGGTTCGTCTTACTAAGTACTATGGCCTAGTGCCACGAGAGCTTCTAGAATCCGCTCTAAGAGACGATGACGAAGAAGAGGTAGAAGGAGAAGGGGAAGAAGGTTCACGTTACGTAGAGGCCGTTGTAATCATTGCTAACGGGGGCATTCTACTTAAGGCAGAAGCTAACCCTTACATGATGGAAGATCGTCCTATTGTTGCATTTCCTTGGGACGTAGTACCCGGACGATTCTGGGGAAGGGGCGTATGTGAAAAAGGTTACAATTCACAAAAAGCACTTGACACTGAACTACGAGCTAGAATCGACGCATTAAGTCTAACAATCCACCCAATGATGGCTATTGATGCTACTCGTCTACCGCGTGGTGCAAAGCCAGAAGTACGACCCGGTAAGATGATCCTAACCAACGGAGACCCACGTGAAGTACTTCAACCGTTTAACTTTGGTCAAGTTAGTCAAATCACTTTTGCTCAGGCAGGAGCCTTGCAGCAGATGGTACAACAAGCAACAGGAGCCGTTGACTCAGCAGGAATCGCAGGCTCTGTTAATGGCGAGAGTACTGCCGCTGGGATTAGTATGTCTCTTGGCGCTATTATTAAACGTCATAAACGCACACTGATTAACTTCCAACAGTCTTTCTTGATTCCGTTTGTTAAGAAAGCAGCGTATCGTTACATGCAGTTTGACCCTGAGAACTATCCAGTGGCTGACTACAAGTTTAACGCAAGCAGTACTCTTGGTATTATTGCAAGAGAATACGAAGTTACTCAGCTAGTACAGTTGCTGCAAACTATGGGTAAGGACTCACCGTTGTACAACACATTGATTCAGTCCGTTGTTGACAACATGAACCTGTCTAACCGTGAAGAACTAGTTGCTGCTTTGTCTCAGGCTTCACAACCTAACCCTCAAGCTCAGCAGATGCAACAACAAATACAACAATTGCAGATGCAGTTCCAGCAGTCCCAGACGCAAGCCTTGGCTGCTCAGGCTCAAGAGTCACAAGCACGAGCCGCTAAGCTGGCTGCTGAAGCTCAAGCTGTGCCTATGGAGCTTGAAATTGACCGTATTAACGCCGTCACTAGAAACCTTAGAGAAGGTGACGCAGAAGATAAAGAGTTTGAGCGACGTATGAAAGTTGCTGATACTCTCCTTAAAGAAAGACAAATAGAAGGTAAAACCAATGTTAACAGACCACGAACTGAGACTCCTCCTGCAGAGAGTCAACAACGAATTTCAGGGAACATTCCAACGAATAACGGAACTGGAACGCAAGGTGGAGGAGCTATCTAATGCCCAAGAGCAAAGACCCAAAACTAGCACGAGCAGGGGTAAGCGGGTACAACAAACCGAAGCGGACGCCTAGCCACCCTACTAAAAAGTTTGTAGTAGTTGCCAAGGACGGTGACAAGACTAAGACTATACGGTTTGGTGACGCAAAGATGACTATCAAAAAAGATCAGCCTGCGCGTCGTAAATCGTTTAGAGCAAGACATAAGTGTGATACAAGTCCACCCAATAAACTAACAGCACGATACTGGTCGTGTAAAAAATGGTAAGGAGATAACAATGCCCGGTCCTTTAGTTGCAACAATACCTACAATATCCGCTTTTATAGCACGACAAGGTGTTACTAAAGCAGTTCAAAGATATGGACGAGCCGCTGTAGACAAAGCTATAAAAGCAGGAGCCAAAGTAAATCGAAAAGTAGATGATACTTTAGACAAAGCTCAAGGAGTAACTAAAAAAACTCCGGGACGGAAATCCGCTAAGGACGGTATTACTGTAGGTAAAAAACGTACTCAAGCTGATAGACGAACTCAAAGAGTAAAAGGAGCTGCTGGTGGCGCTGCTGTAACTGGAGCGGCTTCTATGGGTTCAGGTAAAAAAACAACCTCTACTAATAAACTTCCTTTAGCTAAAAAAGGCGTAACAATTGAGGTTAAAGGTTCTGGAAAAGGAATGCGTTATTTTCAAAACGGTAAAGAGGTAAGAATTAAATAATGGCTAAAGGTGTAAAACATTATAAGCGTGACGGCACTGAGTATTCAGGCGGTACGCACAAAATGCCTGATGGATCAGTACATTCAGGTAAAACCCACGGAAAAACATCAGTACCTCTTTTCCATTTTGATGATTTGTCTAAGACAGCAAAGGAGAAAGCTATGCCCGGTTATGGAATGAAAACAATGAAGCCAAAGAAAAAGAAGCCTGCTATGCCTGTACGCGGTCAACGCACAATGACTAACAAGAAAAACAAAAAGAAGTAGTCATGGCTAAAGCTAAAGCAAAACCTAAAAAGTCTGGACCTACTCCTAAAAACAAAACGTTGTATTCTAGAGTTAAATCAGAAGCTAAACGTAAGTTTGACGTATGGCCTTCTGCGTATGCTTCGGCATGGTTAACTCGTGAGTACAAGAAACGTGGTGGTACTTATGGCTAAGAAAACAGGGCTTAAAAAATGGTTTGACGAAGAATGGGTTGACGTTAAGACTGGTAAGAAGTGTGGTCGTAGTGGTAAGGAAAAAAAGAAACGTCCGTACCCTTCCTGTAGACCCAAAGCAGTTGCAGCTAAGATGACTGCAGCAGAAAAAAAGTCATCAGCTAAACGCAAAACAGGACCAGCTAAAATTAAACACGCAGTCACAGCTTCAGGTAGGCGTAGAAAGACTACAAGAAAAGCTTGACATTTGCGTAAAAGTATGCTATACTATAACTATAGTTTAACCAAAGAGATATTATGACTCTAGAGCTTGAAACTTACTACAACAACTACTTTGATCTCTTCAATAGCGAAGGTTTCAAACAACTCTTAGCAGAAATATCTAACAATGCTACTCAATTAGCTGACATTCAGTCAGTTAAAGATGCTGAAGAACTATTCTTTCGTAAAGGCCAAGTTGCTGCATTTGCTACTATAATTAACTTACAGTCTACTATAGAAGCAGCCAGTGAACAAGTTG